CAGCGGGGCTGCGGCCTGTGGTGTTGGCGCGTTCGCAGACTGCTGCGCTCGTTGCATGGCCTGCTGTGATTCGAGTTGCTTCGCCTGCTCTTGCGTCAGCCCGTCTCGGCGCGTTCCGTCAGAAAAGATAAAGCCAGTTTCTTTCGGCCCTGTGCTGTAGTCGCCCGTGCTGATGGTCTGGCTGGAAGATGCTGGCGCCGTGCCGGCAGGCGGCATTCCAAAGTTCGTAGCCGACTGCATGGCTTGCTGCCCGGTTTGCGCGGGGATTACAGAGCCGCCGTATGGCTGAGGCGCTGATGCGATGCTGTTCGGCATGGCCTTGGTGCGATTCATCAAGTCATCGACCTGTCCAGCAATCCCGCCAGCCTGATACCCAGGACGCACCTTGCCGCGAATGCCGGCGAGCTGTTCTTCCATCGTAGCCGGCTTCTTCGCCGTGCCGCCAACTGCCATGCACTTCTTTTTCATCGCACTTCCTTTGTTGCTGTGTTTCTGCACCCCAGCATAAGCAGGGGTGACTAACTTACAAACAGCCGATGATCAGGCGTCGGCAACAAGCTCGTCGACAACGGCAGCTTGAGCGACCAGAGCGGCGATGGCGGCATCGACTTCCGGCGTGGTGTTGCCGCCAGCGGCGAGCAGGTCGGTAAGTTCCGTTACCTTGGTCAGAAGCGATTGCGTCTCGACGCCGATTTTGGCGACGGTATTGGTGACTTCATTGATTTGTGCAGCGAGTTCGGCTTGAGTGCCCATAATGATTTCCAGTCGTTTGTTGATTGAAGAAATTGCGTCGTCCGACGCTCCGTGAAAATGGATGTGAATCACAGTATTCGATGGCTTTGAGAATATTGCCATACCGCCCCCGGTCGTACATCCGCCGCTGCGTATGCTATCGGCAGAATCATTTTGCCATGCTTGGCGCAAATATTAGATGCTGACGTTATAGCTGCTGTTGGCGCCGGCACGGATGTTGTTGGTCAGCGCAGTAGCAATCGCAGCCAGCGCTTGAGCTTGAGCCAGGAATCCCTTCAGGTAATCCTGAATCTGCTCCAATTCGGCCTGTTGGTTGGCCTTCTCGGCGTCGTTTGTCAAAGTCTCGTCAGCAATATCAGCCTTCAGCAACAATTCTTGCGCGTTGATCCTCGCATTGAAATATCCGCTTGCTGCGTTGAGCATTGCGGTCTCGGCTGCGTGAGCTGTGGCTGTGATTTTCCCGCCCTCAATGTATCCCTGTCCGGTTGTGGAAAGAATGTACTCCCTTGTTGCATTGAGCGCAGACGATCTATTCGCAAGAGCAGCAGAGAAGGCGTCTTTCAGCTTTGCATAGGCAAGCTGGAAGTCATTGATCTGCGCGTTATAGAATCCTGTCGCAGCGTTGATCATCGCAGTCTCTGCACCGTGCGCAGTTGCAACAATCTTCCCGCCCTCAACGTACCCCTGCGATATAGCCGCAGAGATAAAATCTCTGGCCGAGTTGAACGCCGTCGGCCTGTTGGCCAAAATTGCAGAAACGGCGTCTTTTATCTTCTGGTAGGCAAGTTCAAAATCCTTAATTGCAACACCTCTGATGATCGAGGTTTCAGCATCAATAGCGTCTTGTGCAATCCGCATCGTTGCGCTTGCAAGGGCGCCAGGAGGCAACGGATGACGCATCGCCGCATACCTTGTGATCGCCTCTCCGAAGGCTCTAGCGGCCGTCGCTACAACCTCTGTGCGTCCGTCAGCAATGATCTTCGCCTTGATGGCATCTGGTATTGCGTTGCTTGTTGCGTTAGTTGTTGCGTCCAGCAAATATGCCTCGGCAGCGGCGTAATTCACCGGCTCGCCAGGATACTTGTCAGACATGAACGTTTCGAACTCAAGAGACAGCGCATCAATGATGTCTGATGTCTCGTCGTCAAAGTCCCCGTAAACTTCAGCGGTGCTTGTGTCGTTTATGCTCATTGCTGGCGAGCCAACAACTGCCCCACCAGGAAGGGGATTGTTTATGGCGTTGAGCATGTATGCCTCGGCGGCATCATACGTCGTTTGTTCATTCGGAAACTTTGAGGCAATGAATGCGGCAAACTTTGCAGATAGCGCGTCGATAACATCAGTTACTTGGGTGTTGAAGTCAGCATAAACCTGGGCTGGGCTCGTATCTGAAACGGTCATCGCCGGCTCTGTTGCCGCAGCAACGGAGATCGATCCTGGAACAATTGGTGTAGCAGCATTTACAGCAAGCCAGCCTGTCGTGTCATCAAGGAGCGCGCCCATTTGATCCTTGAAGTCATGGAGCTGTTCCATGCCCTTGTTCCACGAGGCGTTGATTACATCCTCGTTCAGATTAAGAACGTTCCACGCGCCAGGCGTGAAAGTTCCGGCCCCAACGGAACCGCCAACCAGTGAAACTATATTCTCATCAACGTATGGTACTGATGGCACGTAAGGCATGGTCTATGTCCTGTGAAGTGTTATCTCTCCGGTCGCAGCGAAGTCAGCCCCGAATACATCGGACCAAACCCCTTCAACGCCGTCGCGCACTGCTATTCTGAATCTTTCGGCAAACAATGTTGTGGTTATTTCTGCGTATCTTACTGGAAAAGTGACCGGGTATCTTGCAACCGGAGATACTCCAAACTCAGCGGAATACACGATAGCGTATAGCATTTCAATCAAATTGCACGGAACAAAGCAAACTACGTCTGTTGTGTCATTCAGTCCGTTTGCTTCTGGAATGTCGTAGTAAGTCAGAAGTCTCAGGATGAAATTGAACAGATGAACTGGCTGCGCCCCGTTAGCCTCCTCTGACAACTCAACGTAGTGACCGCCCTTAAACGAGCCTTGCTCTCTGTGAAGAGGGGCGAAGATTGCCCGCACCTTTGGAGGCGGGATGCCATATACAAAGTCATCCCCAGTCAGATCGACGTATTGCGGGAACCCGACTGTTCCATAGGTGTATTCTTTAAGCAGAATTGATGTTTGGTCGTACCTTGTTTCTATCTCAACATAGATTCTTACTGTAACCGCGCCAACATTATTGGTTGTATTGCTGCTTCCTGTGTATCTACCGACTACCTCAACATAGACGCCATTTGTCTCGTCGTGCAGGATGTAGTCGTGCGTCTCCCATGTAAGTGTTTTGTTGATTATCTGAACAGTTGGAAGTTTCGTAAATATGTAAAAATATCTGTCGTAGATTCCTGAGCTTGCCTCAGAATCATAATACCTTTGTGCAAGAAGCGCCGCTTGTGCTTCATCCCATTTTGCTTGAATTTCTGCAATTGTTGCGGCGTCTTGTGGCGCCTTGTAATTTGCGACGTTAACAACGCCTCCCTGATTATAATTACCGTAGATTGCTTCTGCTGCAAACCCATATCCGTATGCAGACCATACATCTTGCTTGAATCCTAGCTGATACACGTTCAAGTCTGGCGCCCATGTCATGCCATCCCCTGTGTAATCATCTATCAAATAATCAATAACAATCATGTCTCGCAAGTTGGCCTTTACGAGCAAGTGACCTTCTTGGATTACACCTGTGCCAACGTGAACTGATGTGTCTATTATGCCGTCGCCAAGTAGTCCCCTGCCAGGCTGTCCCCTTGCGCCTGTAGTCATTGACGGGTCAAGCCCTGTATTTGTTAATCCCCACCACAAGGTAGTTGCATCAGCATTAAGCTGCCAATTGTAATTTGTTACATCAACGCCAAATGATAAATACTGCGCTGGGTATCCATAATAATTGCCTCGTGTGTCATTTCTCCAGTCAACGCTCGCTGTATATTCAATCGTTACCCCTGCAGCAGTTTCCGTGTCTGATATTGATCCGCCATAATGCCACCCATAATAATTGGTAGCAAAATACCCTGAAATTGCACCTTTTATTACATCATCAGCGCCGTAACGTATAATCCCATCTGCCCCTCCTCCTGTATAGCTTCCAGGACTTATGTGGTACGAAGGGCCAGATGTCCCTATATCAGTCTCGCCAAAATTTACCGGTGACTGTTTTGTTCCAGTGACGTACCCAAGATCATCGAACGGAGGAGAAGACATAACTACGTTAGCATTGCCTTGAGTCTTGACAAGGTAAGTAGATGATAGCAACATCTGAACGTGCGCTGATGTGAAATACCACTCTACGTTGTCATCGTCCCACGGATAGGCATCTTCCCACGGATAGAATAACTGCCCTATCTGCGCCGAGTCGTCTGTGAAATTAAGCTTTTGTCCAATGGTCAGTGCCGTGCGTATCGCTGCATTGCGGGGCTCATCAGGTTCAAGTATGACGGTTTCCCCTGCGCCGCCCCATGTTGTAGCCTTTTCCCTTCCAATTGCAAATACTCGTTTCTCTGTTTCGTTTCTGATCGCGTTGCCGTACTGGTCTGAATTGTCGTTGCGATTGATCACATACGGGACCGCAAGGTATCCGTGATCAGCAGTAATGCCGAGCGACGGCATGGCAAGATTGTTGATTCTGATTTCTTGCCCGTTGAACAGAACAACATCGTTCCATCCTGTTGTGTCTGTCGGCGGCACGTTCCAATCGGTCGCAAAGTCGAGCACCGTGTATTCATTTACTGCCGGAAGATATGGCGTGATCAGAATATCGAGCGTGTATGGGTTGAACAGGATCGCTCGTCCGCTATGAACCTTTGCAACAAATCCGCGAGGGGATAGGGTCTCGCCCGGCTCAACGACGTCTTCCTCGAACACCGGCCAGCCGCCCCTGGTGCGAAGGCGATGAACCGATGTCCACCCGCTCGGCCCCTCCCACTCGACCGTGCGAATCTTTCCGAAGTCGCCAAGGCCAACGAGGGACATGCCGCGTTCTTGAGCTTTCCCGAAGTCTGTTTCATCGCGCTGCGGCAACGCAAACTGTTTGCCGGAGGTCGGCCAGTTGTCGTCGTCTTCGTCAGAAGCCATCAGATTTTCCTTGCTGACACGCCTAGCAGCACTTGCACGGCAGCAACCTCCATTGAGCACCCGTCATCGTTTCGGATAACAACAACGAACCGAGATTGACGCTTGTTCATCAGCCCTTTGAATCCGTCGTGTCGCTGCACCTTGATGTCTTCACTATACGATCTGGCCGGATAGCTATACACCGTTCCATCTGGCAGCCAAATGTCAATCACGAGCGGCGATGACGACGTTCCAGAAACATAGATGAACTCTGGCGAGCATATCTGCATGTCCGCCATGCCGACGTTCCCAACTTCAAGCGCCGCCACAATGGGGACAAACTCATCGGTATTGCCTTCGAGCAACCGAAGCCCGGTTGAGTCCATGCCGTAATATTCGTCGCCAAACTTTGCATGGCTGGTAAAGTGCCAATTGCTGTATCTGCTTGTGGCGCCGTTTGCCAGGTTCATGCACACCGTAGAAGCGTCGTCGCTGTATCTGTCTATAGCTGTTGCAAAGTCGCTCGATACCTCGTTGTCGTATCTAACCGATCCATCTAGCGAGCAAACAAGATGCGTCTCGCCGGCAATCGTCCGCACAAACGTATTGCCAGTGATGGCTCGTGGCGGAATGAATCCTTTATCGCGCTGCGGGGTAGCGATACTGCCGTCCGGCCCCCCGATAACAAAACCGTCTTCGCCGAACCACCCGACCGACTTCCCGTCAGGATGATGAAACGCAGTGCCTTTCACTGCGCCGGTCGGAAGCTTCTCATAGACCACTGACTCGGCAATGTCGTTACCAGCGAAGAAATACGTCTTGGCCGTTGTGCCGATGAATACGCCCCCCTCGCATGGCGCAACGATTGTGATGTTGTCCGGCAGTGTGATCCGGTTAGCCATCTGGTCGCAAAGGCCGAAGTCATACGGCTTCGAGTAGTACAGATCGGTGCCTTTTGCAGACATCAGCCGCGCATTGTGAATCGCAACAATGTCGCCAGCCGGAAGCGGCGTCAAAAATGCCCGGTCGTCAATAGACTTTCCCTCCGGGGTTGAGCCTATGATTGCAACGGCAGCGTTTGCGACAACATCGCTATAGTGCTGCAAAATCTCGCCATCAGAAGCTGTGCAGTAAATTCTGAAGTGCGACACGCCGGCCCTTGCTGCCGGCAGCGTAATCGTTATTGACCCGGCAGCAGGCATATCAACTTCGTTGATACCGGACGCTGCTCCCTCTTCTCCGCTTGATGTAACGTGAGAGATAGCAACTCTATACTTCCCTGGATACATCGCCCCTGCACCGACGACAACCAGAGGAATATCAAGCGGAGTTGGTACTGACCAAGGATAATCAGAATTGCCAGAGTCGCATCGACCGGACTCGGTTCCGTTGCTCCACCACGTATCGCCACCGAGTGACGCATAGCTGATGTAATCTTCAGACAGCCCGGTCCTTAAGGCCGTGATGGCCAGCGGATTTACCGCTGTAACAACACCAAGTTCGCCAGACTGGCAGAGAAACGTTTTTGATCCAACGGTCGCTAGGCTGTGCCCAACAAGCATTGGCTGCGTCTGCGAGTATCCAGCCCGACGAACTGCGAACCCCTGGTCTGTGAAATCGACGTTAAGGGCATCAGCACACGCCCAACCAGGGTTATCCTTGCTACCGATAGGAAGCGCGTAAGACCGAGCGCTGTTATTGATGCCCTTTGTCCAAGGGCCAAGATTCACTGGTTTAGACACTTGCGCCCGCCTGTATGATTGGTTTCACGAACAGCTTACCACTTGCCCTTGCCTTTGTGCCTGCGCTTGCCGTTGCTGACGCCGCAATAGACGGCAAAACATAGAAGTCTGCCGATACAAATTTGTCCCTGTCGGTTCGAGCAAGGATGATCGGATGAACAACGAGCGCAGCATTGGCGACGACACCAGCGGCAGCAACTCCAGAGCACGTTGGCCTGACTTGTAGCGAACACGTCGCCGTGACTCCTGGAATTGACGCAACCGCTGAGATTGTCGGCCTAACGAACATCGCGGCGTCGGCGATCTGCGTGATCGTCGCAGTAGCAACGCCAGCAATTGCCGACCTGATGATGAGCCTGGCGTCTGCATCAACCCCTGTCCAAGCGTCCCCGTTTGGGATCGGATGAACAGTGAGCGCACAGTCAGCCTTATAGACATACGCCGCAATGCCTGATGGTATCGGGACGACAGATAGCGCAGCATCCGCTGATTTTCCTGCAGCAGCCGCGCCAGAAACGACGGGGCGAACCGATAGCGCCGCCGTTGCAATGCGCGCAAGCGTAACGTCCGCAACAATCGTTGGCTGCACCACAAGCGCGCCAGACGGGAACTGATGGTTCGCTGAAGCTGTGATTGTCGGAACAAGCGTAAGTGCAGATTCTGCACGCTGCTGGAATGCGTACCCATCCACCACCGGATGAACGACAAGCGCCGACCTTGCAAGCGAAGCCGGGTACGTGATGAAATCAACCTGATCACCTTGCGGTGCAGAGACAACAATCCCTGACCCGGTGAAGTCAACCGCATCGCCTGATGGTGGGGTATAGGCCACTGCACGTTACGGGAGCGTGATCGTGAACGAGTTGAATGCGATAGGCCCGCCCGCCGTGATTGACGTGCTGGCCATCTGCACGTAGCCGCCGCCGCCTGTTGCTGTTACGTCAAGGTCCATGATGACAGTGTTTGACGCATCCTTAATGCGGACCCATGTGCAGACTCCAGTGGCAAGCGCTGCGTCCTCGTTGGCAATTGCCGAGAATGTCAGTGTGCCGCCAGATTCAACGCCAGCAGGATTGGCGCATACGCAAATACCAAGATGTGTTTGCGTAGTGATTCCTACCGTAGTATCTGCCGCCATCGGAGCGGTATAAAAATTGATCGTTGCCGCCGTTCCAAGCGCCGTATTGATGACATCACAAAAGTCACCAGATAACGCCCGCGAATAATGTGCTGTTGCCATTGTGATACTCCTATGATCCGACCGGAATCACCCGGTCATAGATTTGCGCATTCTCGACAGCGCTAGACAGCGGGCGAGGTTTGAGAAAGTTTGTAGTGGGCGTAGCTTGCCCGGCTCGGCGCGGTCCTCTGCTTAGGCGGAATGGGCCGATGTTGCCTTTGAAGAATTGACTGTTGGTAGAGCTGCCACCAATCCATAACGTGCCGTCGCCGGCTTCAATGTTCGATGATGCAGACCCCCATACAGTGCCGTTTATGATCAGCTCAAAAACGTTATTCACTCTACGAAGCTGCAATTTGTGCCATGTGTCGTTGGCGACAGTTGTTGCAACAAGCGACCATAGGGCAACAGCAGCCCCGCCTGTGTAAACGTATAGCTGAATTTTTGCAGGGTTGTCGCTTGCGTTACATACTGCGAAAACCTGACCCTCTATGTTCCTGCTTCCGATAGAAAACAGATAAGCGTCAGCGGCTCCATGACCTCCCGTAACCGGATAAAACATCATCTCCAGTGAGAAATCTTGCTTCCATAGTTTAAAATCTTCGTCGGCCGTTGAAACATATAGTGGGTATCTGCCAGCAGCACAATATAGGGACGACATTCCCGGATACGGGGGATTTGTTGTCACGATGCTAGGTTGATTGGCTTCTTGGTACGCGACGAGCGTATGCCCCCTAGAATCTGATATTTGCCCTCTTGAAAAGACATTCGGGATTACCAGATCGACCAGAGTTTCATCGTCTATTGGATCGAACACTTCGTCTGCGCGCGATGCTTGATATTCATGGAATGATGGCGTGTACACTCTGTACTCACCAGTCGACGCGCTAGATACTGCCCCGCCTACGAATTGGCCTGTTCTGTCATGCACAAGGACGGTTCTGCTTGCTGGTGCCGCCGTCTCGTCATATACAGTGCCTTTTATTTGTGGCCTTGGAAATGGCAAAGATGGTGGCGTAAAACTTGATGAATAACCTCGGCCATGATGAGTTATGCGAATCGGCCCTATGTATCCGTTCGGGCTTCTAAAGTCGCCGCTGCTTTCATACGTCAGGCCGCCGATTGTCATTGCAGAAACGCTGTATGTATTGCTGTCTGTGTAGCTGCTTCCCTCTTGTGTTCCGTCAATAAACAGCCTTGTCGTTCCAGACACCCTTGCAAGGACTATTGATTTCCAAGCAGTAGTCATTGCAGTTGTGCTTGTGATTACTTTTGATGCGTTTATGGTGAAAGATATTTTTCCAGGGGTTGCACTCGCCGATCCGTCAACAGTTAGATAAGGAGCGTATTGAGCAGAGTTTGTGGTCTTAAAATTAATTAAAACTCCATCGTTTCCAGCCCCGCTTACTGTATCTCCAACCCTGTAAAACGAGAACTCAATAGCGAAGTCAGATGTCATTGACGCGAAATCGTAATCAGCTACATAAGCCGCAATACCAACCCTGATATAGTCGTTATTTCCGTCCAGCAACAAACTCGACGTGCACCCGGCCGGAGCCTGCGCCGTGCTTAGTTTCGCGTCTCCGTGCACTCTGATAGGATGGCCAATTACATCGACAATGGCCGTAGAGTTGTTCGCTCCATCGAACGGAAGAAGCAGAGCGACGTTTCCCCAATAGCTGTCGACTGCCATTACATATCCCTCATCGCCGCAGCCACAAACGCACCGACAGCACACGCAGCGGCAATAGCCAAGCGGATGTATTCGTGCTCAGTCATCTGCGACCTCGCCTGTTTTCATCATGTTTGCCAGCCTGTCGGCGCGCTTGCCTACCTGCTTTGCCCACTTGCTCTTCACCATCTCTGCGGCTGCTTGTGCGTAGCTTCCTGACCGGATAAGCGCCAGCGTGTTCTCAAACTTCAACAGCCCCTCGGTGCCGAGGTTGAAGGCCATGTTGACCAATACCCGCTTACGAACGTCGCCAAGGTAGGCCCACCACGGCAGGAACTTCATCAGATCCGCGCAGACTTTCTCGATGTCGTTCTTCAGCAGATAGTCGCTCTGTTCTTTGGTAATGGGCTTCGTGCGGCAGTTGTGCCCGACAAAGGCCAGTTCTTCGGCAGTCAGCTTGTTGGTATCGAGGTTACGCCCGACACCGATCGTCAGGAACCCGGCGGTGCAGCGGTACGGAGAAAGCCTTACGCCCTCGTCTAGCTCTAGTTCGCTGATGATCGCATCCATGTTCATGTCGGCGCTATGGCTCATTTGCAATCCTCGGCATTATGGTTTGACTCAACCACGCGAATCTCTCCATGATAATTGACTGCGTACCACGGAAACAAGAATGACGATTTTCTGTTAATCGGCACATACTGCAAGATAACCGAACGGCCATGAAGAATCGGCATATACAGCACGTGCGGCACAATGAACACCCCGAGTAACTTCAGTCCATCAGACGCGCGCACAGCCAGATAACCGCCATGCTCAATGAACTCAGGTAGAGCATAAGTCCAGCAGTTGCCGCGCTTGTGAGTGGGGTCGATGCGCTT